ATCTATACGACGCATCCCAGTTCGCTACGCAACAGGCGCGACTGGTAAGAATCTTGCGTCATGGCGAATATGACTTCATCACACACGAGGTGACACTGTGGAATCCCCCGACGCACTGAAGCGCATCATCGCTCAACAGCTGACAGATGAAGTGCTTGATGCGCTGGATAGATTGTTCCCAGAAAAGACACCAGAGTTGACTGACTCTGTTGATCAGATTCGGTACGCTGCAGGGCAACGGTCTGTCATCCGCTTCCTGAGGGGTCTTACTGATGGCTAAGAAGAACCAGCCGAAACTCAGCCAGGCCGTCAGGGACGTCGGCCCTGTCATAAGCAAGAGCGAAGCCAATCAAGCTGCAAAGGCAACCGGCAAGTCCGTCGAGCAGGTCGTCGCCAAGGCAGTTAATGCCGGAGTAGGAGTCGGCTCAGCCTTAACCAACCAAGTCAGCAAGGCTATTTCAAGCCCGGCTGCACAGTTCACTACTCCGGCCAAGACGCTCGAAGCACTTATCCCGCTGCAAAACCTGCAGCTAAACAAGGGTACGGCGTACTACGGATATAGCACAACAACGACACCAGCAGGGAGCACCACCTACAACCCAATCGTGCTGCCACGCAACACAGCTACGGCAGGCGGGGGCAACACCACGCAGAACAACGACGGGAACAACAACGACAACGATCCTTATCAAGACCTGCGCGATCAGATCGCTGCAGCACAGCAAACAATCAACGACCTGCAGAACCAGCAAGTCGATCCATACGCCGACATCACAAACCTGCTGGCTGAGCAACAAGCCGCAGATGCCGCACAGCGAGAGGCCATGGCGGCCCAGGCAGCACAGCAACAGCAGGCCCTGCAGGACTTGATGATCCAGCAGCAGCAGGCCTACGAAACACAGATGGCTGATGCTCGCCGGCAGCAGGAGGTGATGGCGGCACAGGCCGCGGAGGCACAGCGTCAAGCGATGGCCGTTGCCAACGCACGGATCCCTGGCCTTGAGCCCACTGCTGCTGCTCCTGCCCTAGGCGACGCACGGAACATGACCCGTTCGTCTGCCACAAACACACTCTCCAACCTGTCGATCCTCACAGGCATGGGCGTCAGTGGTGGCGTCACCGCTACTCCCGCTGCCGCTTCTCCCCTCGCCGGCCTGCAAATCGCATGAACATCACTGCTGCTTCTCGCTGGCGTGCTCTTGAGCTGTATCGCTCGCTGTACCTACGCCGCGCTGTGGATGCGTCAGCACTGACCATCCCCACCCTGATCCCTGAGACAGACCAGAACGATCCGGTCTCGGGTCTGACGCACAACAGCATCCCGTCTCTGTACCAGGGAGCAGGTGCACGTGGTGTAAGCAGCCTCAGCGCGAAGCTGCTCCTTGCTCTTTATCCACCCAGCCAGCCCTTCTTCCGCCTGGCGATTAACAAAGGTGCGATCGAGCAGTTCGTTCAGGACAACGGTGGGGATGTGCAGAACATCATGTCCACCATGGATGTAGCCCTGAGCGACATGGAGCGCCAGGTGCTGCAGAAGCTGGACAAGCTGCAGGCCAGGCCCGCCATGTTCGAGGCGGTCAAGCACCTAGTGGTCGGTGGCAATGCCCTCCTCTACATCGGGGAGGACAGCATCAGGATGTACAGCCTGCGCTCCTTCTGCGTGGACCGTGATCCCGAGGGGAACGTCACGGAGATTGTGGTGCGTGAGCAGGTCGCCCATCAATACCTGCCCCCTGGCGTTGCGGGCGAGGAAGGCAAGGAAGACGGTGAGCACGACGATCGAGAGGACGTCTACACGCATGTGACGATTGATCCGCAGAAGGATCAGGTGGAGTGGTATCAGGAGTACGACGGCAAACGCATCAAAGGCTCCGCAGGTTTCAGCCGTCTGGCCACCAACCCCTGGATCGTTCTGCGTCTGCATCGGATCGCAGGTGAAAGCTACGGCCGCGGCCTGGTAGAGGAGTGCATTGGTGATCTTCAGTCACTTGAAGCCCTGAGCAAGGCGATCGTGCAGGGTGCACTGATCAGCGCCAAGGCTCTCTTCCTTGTGAACCCCAACGGCACCACACGTGCTGATGTGTTGGCCCGGGCTGAGAACGGGGCGATCGTTGCGGGTAATGCAGCTGATGTGGAAGCGCTGCAGGTGCAGAAGCAGAACGACTTCGCTACGGCGTTGCAGACCATGCAGCTGCTCGAGCGCCGGCTGCAGTTCACCTTCCTCACCAATGAGGCAGTGCAGCGTGACGCTGAGCGGGTGACAGCCGAGGAGATCCGCTTGATGGCGGAACAGTTGGAACAAGGGCTGGGCGGCGTGTACAGCGTGCTGAGCGCTGAGCTGCAGCTGCCCTTGATCCGCAGGGTGATGTTCATGATGGAGCGCAGCGGCGAGCTGCCGCCCATCCCCAACGGACTGGTCGATCCTCAGATCACCACCGGCGTGGAGGCCATTGGCCGCGGCAATGACAAGCAGCGGTTGACAATGTTCCTGCAGACGATTGCAGCAAGCATTGGGCCCGAGCAGTTCCTGCAGTACATCAACCCATCAGAGCTCATCCGTCGCTTTGCAGCATCAGACGGTATTGACATTGCAGGGTTGGTGAAGACGGAAGAGGAGATACAAGCTGAACAAGCACAGGCGCAACAAGTAGCATTGGCGCAACAGCTTGCACAAGGAGCTATCCAGAGTGGAGCAACAGCCCCGCCGCCGCCGACTCAGGGAGTTGAACCTACAGGCGCAGCAGGACAACCAACAGGACAGCCAGAAGGAGTCAACGCTTGACAAGCCATTGACACTAGGCAAGGGTCAACACACGTCACCACTGCCTAGTGGTGGCTACATGATCATCACTGACGGATTCAATCGTGCCTGAAATCATCACAGGTCAAGACGGCAGCATGTCTTACGAGACAGGTGCCGCCACTGAAGAAGCTGCACGTGTTGAGACCGCAAGGGCTGAGCTATACGACGAGGCTCAAGGCATCAGCAGTGAAGGGGATGGCGGCCTGCTGCTCGGCAAGTACCGCTCGGCAGACGATCTCGCCGAGGCATACAAGAGCCTGCAGGCTGAGTACACCCGGCTGAAGAGCGGTCTGCCCCCGCAGGAGCAGCAACTTAATCAGCAAGAAGTTGTCGAGGAGGGCGGCAACGAGCAGGAAAGCGACGAGCCTCAGGCTCCACGGATCGACGAAGCGCAAGCCGTTCAGATCCAGCAGCGGGTGTTCGAAATGGCTGGTGGCCAGGACGGTTACACCAGGCTGGCGAACTGGGTGGCAAGCAACCTGCCTGCTGATCGCGTCAACAGCTGGAACGAAGCCCTGGCTCAAGGCAATGAGAGCCAGATCATCACCACGCTGAAAGGCTTGCAGTACGACTACATGATGGCCAACGGCTATGAGCCGAGGCTGACTGGTGGCCGTGCTCCGAGCAATGAAGTGCGTGGCTACAGCTCCGAAGCGCAGGTGGTGGAAGCGATGAGTGACCCCCGTTACTCAGGCGACAACCCTGACCCTGCATACATCCGCGAAGTGGAACGTCGTCTTGCAGCCAGCAACGTGTTCCAATCACGTTGACGTGGAGTAATAATTGATGGCAGATCAAACAACCAAGTGATCTGCCCCTGGGCCCGGTGCGCCGATACCCCAGCACGCGACGTTGGCGGAGCTGAGCTCCATTTGTTGATCGCCCCGTAAACCTCAACAAGGAGACCGAAGGTGGCTGCACCCGACGTAACCCTGTCCAGGCCCGGTGTAATTAACAACGCATCCGGCACCTGGGCACAAGACAACGCCCTTTTTCTGAAAGTTTTCTCCGGCGAAGTGCTCTCCGCGTTCCAGCGGAATTGCATCTTCAAAGGAATGGTGCAAGAGCGCACCATTCAGAACGGCAAGAGCGCCCAGTTCCCTGTGACTGGTCGTTTCCTCGCTCGCTTCCATACCCCTGGAAAGCAGATCGAGGGCCAGGGCAACATGGCCCAGAACGAAGTCGTGATCAAGATCGACGATCTGCTGATTGCAGATGCGGCGCTCTACGATCTCGATGAGGCCAAGAATCACTTCGACATTAGAAGCATCTACAGCCGCGAATTGGGGCAGGCTTTGGCCCGCGCCTATGACAAGCGACTGGCTCGTGTGCTGACTCTTGGCGCTCGTCAGAGCACCTCTGACCTGACCGCCAACCTGCCGACCGGCCTGACTCCTGATCAGGCTGCTCGCACTGGCACCCGCATCAACATCAACGATGCGACTCCTACCGCCGACGACTACGTGGCCGCTGTGTTTGCAGCTGCCAAGGCGCTCGACGAGAAGGACGTGAGCTCTGACGGCCGCGTGCTGGTTTGCAGCCCCGAGGTTTACTACACGCTGATTCAATCCAGCCGTGCGGTGAACTTCGACTTCAACCAGCAAGGCGCTAACGGTTCCTACTCCAAGGGCCAGATCAGCCAGCTGGCAGGCTTCAGCATCTACAGCAGCAACCACATCACCCAGGGCAACGTCACTGCTCCCACTGGCGAGCAGGGCTTCACCTGGAATGGCAGTGACACTGTGCTGTCGTCGGTCAACATGACTGACACCAAGATGCTGGCCTTCCAGAAGGGCGCCGCTGGTGTTGTCAACCTGCGTGG